ACAAAATCACAGAATGGGCTGATGACAAAATGATGAGAGATGCTTCTGGTAAACCTCTTGATATTTTGGTATATGCTCCACAAAGACGTAACCAATTACCACTTACACGTAATGATGTTAAATGGGAACCGTTCATCGAATTCTGGATGCGTAAATCTATGATTGAATTGAAAGTTAAACGTATGATTTGGGCTAAACCAGGTACAGTTAAATCTGGTGGTTCTAAACAAGAAGTTAAACGTACGTCTGCTGGTGTATATCACAGAATGCGTAATAATGGAAACTTAGTACAATATAACAGAGGTGAATTCTCTGCTAACTTAATTCGTTCTGTATTTGGTGATCTTTTCTACAGAAGAGTGGATGTAAAAGACAGAAGTGTAAAAATGTATACTAATGAAGCTGGATTCGATGTATTCCAACAAGCTTTGAAAAATGATGCATTGAATTCTGGTCTTACATTTATGGCTGATTCTGGAAACAGATTTATGCAAGGTGAAGGACAACATATCACTTACAACTTTGCATTTGATGCAATGGTAACACGTGAGACTGGTAGAGTTGAATTGATTCACTTGAAAGAATTAGATTTACCACAAACTAACTTAGAGTTTGGACAAAACAAAAAGAGCACTCCTGTATTTATGGTGTTTGATGTTTCTCCAATGTCTGATGGTTCAATGGTGAATAACATTAGAGAAGTGAGAATGAAAGGTGCTCCTTCTATGACTTGGGGTTATATTGATGGAACTCGTCATCACTTAGGTTTTGCTAAATCTCAAGGTATGTCAAGTGCTAACAAATTCCCAGGATACGAAATCTGGATGAAAGACAGATGTGATGTATTTATTGAAGATTTATCAAGAACTGTGTTGATTGAGGAAATCCCACAATTCTAATAATAAAATTGAAGGTGTATTGCTTCCCATTATAGAACAGCATACATCTCTTATTTCCGAGAAAGATCCCCTCACCTCCTCTCCCTCCTAGAGGGGATTGATCTCAAATAGTGCCCAACTAAGCATTTGCCTTAGCACCTGCACTTTAAAATAGTAAACAAGAGTGTTTGGTATGGATAGTATCCAGGATCAAGTTCCTTCGATGGAACCACTCTACTAAAATAAACCAATTATTAAATTTAACTACATTATGGCTAAAACAGGCAAAATCTCTACAATCAAACGTGAGTATAACAGTTCGCAATTGCAAACAATGGACAGTGGTCTATCACAAAAAGGAATGACAAGAATTCCTGGTACAGGAGTTTTTAAATATCCTTACAAAGAATTAGATGGAAAGTATAGAACAGGATTAGATCCAACTGCATCTTACATCAAACGAATCAAAGATGATACTGAAAGACAACTTGAAACAGAAAGAGTAACAAATCTTAAAAAAAGATTAGAAGAGGAAATAGGGGATATTGATTTAGGACCTCGTTCACAATTCTGGAATTATGGATTGTCACTTTCTCCAGATGATCAAACACATGTTCAATCTGTTAAATTAATGGATGGTGATAACTATTTTGATCTAGGAAATGCTTTTCAAGAAATTGCTTTTTCATGGTTGAGAGTACATCCCACAATTGCTTCAAGTCACCAAGCTTGGGAAAGAGGTGAGTATCCAGCAGAGACACAGTTCTATGTTGTTGATGATGAAATTGAGAATGCTGTTATATACAAGAAAAAACAATTGATTAACAAAGCAATTGTTAAGTTTGATTCTATGTCTCCTGAGAAGAAGAAAAAAGTTGCAAGACTATTAGGTCTTCCAGTAACAGAAGAAACAAAAGAAGAGGTTGTGTATAATTTAGTTGATAATGTGTTAAAACAAACAGAATTCAAGAATGGTAAATATTCAGGATTAAGTCCAGTTGAAGTATTCAACAGATTTGCTGACATGAAAGATGCCCTTCTACATATTAAAGATCTTGTTAAACAAGCTACAGCACATTCAGTATATAGAATCAAACCTAACGGTAAGGTTTATGAAGGTGAATATGAAGTGGCAAAAGATGAAGAAGATTTAATTAGATTCCTTGCTGATGATGATAACCAAGATGAGTTATTAATATTAGAAGGTAAATTAAAAACTAAAAAACTAGCTGCTATTTAGTAGCTAGTTTAAAAATATAAAAGAATATGATACCAGTAGATAGTTTATTATATAAGATTGATCAGAAACTAAATAAACTATCAACTAATGAACATCAACAAATTCAATTAGAAGACAAAATCCTAGCTTTAAATGAAGCTCAGATTAAGTTAATAAAGCAAAAAATTGATGGTATAAGTATTGTTAGTCAATTAGGACAAGATTCATTTAAAAAACGTTATGAAGATTTACAAAGTCTTGTAATGGATTATAACCATCAACCTCTAACATTGACATTAAGAGATCCAAATATAAATCAATGGGTTGCTAGCGTTCATGATCTTTTTCCAGAATATATGTTTTATGTAGATAGTTATCTATTAGCAGATAAAGGAAGATGTAAGAACAGAAAGATTTGGATTAATCGAGATCTTGCTAAACATGGTGATCTTCAATTTATATTAAATAATGATCATTATAAACCTTCATTTGAATATCAAGAAACATTTAATATTCTTGCATCTGATGAAATAAGTATTTTTACAGATGGTACATTTGAACCAGTTAGTTTAAATATAATGTACATGCGTTATCCTGATTATATAAATAAAGAAGGATATATAATGTTAGATGGCAATCCATCAATTAATACAGATTGTGAATTAGAATTATATTTAGAAGATGAACTTCTAGATCTTACAGTGCAAAATTTAGCAATGTATACAGAAAATGCTTCTGCAGTTCAAAGTGCACAATATAGAATACAAACAAACGAATAAACTTTATTAACATTTAAATAAATAAAAATGGCTGATTTTTCATTAACCACGGTATTCGTGGTTCCAGTAGGGCAAGCAACGCTCCCTAGCTCTGGCTCAACACAAGACCTAGACCCAGGTATTGTGGGAATCTTTAACAATTTGTATGCTACAGTAGATAGCACAGATATTGCTACGTTTCCTTATTTCTACATTGCACAAGGTAGAGATAACACTTATTTACAAGGATCTAAAAGATCTGACAGAATTGCTGGTGGAGCTTTGCCTCTTACAGGAGCTGCTCAGACAGTTAGACCTAACAGCTCTAACGTAACAGAATGGTACAAAGCATCAGGATGTCCTACAGCTGCGAATCAAATTACAGATGTAACTAATTTCTCTGTACAATGTGGTGATACATTAACACTTACATTGCGTGCTAGCTCTTCTTACATTAATACATTGTATTTCAATGGATTTACACGTTCAGTAACTGTACAAGCACCTTGTTGTGATTGTGGTGGTGACCCATGTACCGATGTTGATGCAAATGCATTAATTAATCAATTGATTGCAAAATTAACTGCACAAGCTCCTGGTATCAATCCTGATAACATTAGCTTTAACACATTCTTTACATTTGAAAATGTAGGTGGTACTATTTTACGTATTACTGGAAAACCTTTAACAGTATATGGTCAGCCATGTGATGTTGCTGCTTTCCCTTTTGAATATGACAGAATGTCTTTTAGAACTTTTGTTTATTCTGGTCCAGCTACTACTGCTGACTTTATTGTTGCTGACAACTGTAACATTGTTGCTAACTCTGTAATCACACAACGTGCTTCTTACGCTTCAGGACAATCTGCAGAAATTGCTCAATTAGAGAAAAACTTCTATAGCTACCAAGCTGGTTACTTGAAACACCTTTACAGAATGGCTGGTTACAATGAGAACTTTGAGTCTTGGGTATCTAGTGGTGCTACATATGATACTTATTATATCAAATTCAATGAATATGATAAATCTGCTTACCAATGGGGTGATTACATTATGGAAGATTCTATGGTAATCCTTGCTGTTCCAAATGCTGCTTCAGGTACTGGTACAATTGCTGCTGACATTGAAGAAGTGTTAGTAGCTGCTTTAGGTGCTGTTGTAGATAACAATGCTTGTATTATTACAACAACTACTACTAGTACTGCTGCTCCTTCAACTACTACTACAACTTCTACTAACATTCCATAAGGATAAGAAGAAGTAAAAAAATTATTATTAAATAACCTATGCCAGGGGAAAGAGGAAATCTCATATTCCTCTGGCATATTTATTATAAAAACATGCCAACATTAAAATTAGATTTCTTAGTAGTTCCTACATATAATACATTAACACTTGGTGTTGTTGATACTTCTACGTATTTAACAGATCCTCCTGTAGTTACTTCTCCAACAATAGAAATAACTCCTCCTGGATTCAATGTTGCAATTATTCCTTTTGATGTAAATAGTTATAATACATTTACGTCAGCTAATTTAGGAATTTCATCAGCAGGCATTAATCAACCTCTTCCTGATGGTGTATATCACTTGAGATATTCCATTGCACCTGCATATGCAAACTTTATAGAAAAATCTATTATGCGTACAGATAAAATTCAAGAGAGATTCGATGAAGCTTTTATGACACTTGATATGATGGAGTGCGATAGTGCAATTAGAACACAATCAAAAGTGGAACTAAATTCCATATATTTCTTTATTCAAGGAGCAATTGCAGCAGCTAATAACTGTGCAATAGTAAATGCAAATAAACTATATAATCAAGCAGATAAAGCACTAACAGCTTTCATAAGAAATAATTGTGGATGTTCTGGTAATAATTATATAAACAACTTTAATTAAAATCAAATGGCAAATTGTAGAACTTGTGGTACTAATGTTGGTTGTGGGTGTCAATTAAAAGATGGCTTATGCGCAACTTGTCGTGCTGCTGTAAATAAAGCATTAAAATTTTTTAGATCATGTTAACACCTAGATTAACTAATTGTGCAGAATGCGAAGATATATGTTCATTAATTGAAAGTATAGACTGCAAGGTTGCAGAGATGAGTGTTAGCTTATATAACAATGTTGTATTTATGCTAAACAAATCTTTCAACCATGAGTTACTTTCTGATTTATTGAACTATAAACGTATTCTACAGTACAAGGTGTGTAATCCAAACTATGCAGGACATTTCACTGTTAATATGATTGCTAGTAAAGTGAGAAGGTTCACATCTGGATGTATAAAAGATTGTAGCTGTCGTACTTCTGGTACAGGAATTACAACAACATCTACAAGTACTAGTACAAGCACTTCTACTAGTACAAGTACCAGTACTTCTACTAGTACCAGTACTTCTACTAGTACTACAACTACTAGTACAAGTAGTACTACTACAACCACCACTACAGAAGCACCACTCGAAGATTTTATAATTAACGCTGAAGGTGTTACTGAAATTTTTCCTACTGTGAGTAGTACCACACCAATATATGGGTTTCGAATAACAGCGTCACTTCCTTATTATATAGATTGGGGAGATGGTAATATAGAATCATTCCCATCAGGATCAACTAATATATTTCACACATATTTATTACCATATACAGGACAAATTAAAATTTTATCAACAGATCTATCGTCAATAACAGCCTTTAAATCAGAAACAAATCCTCACAACTCTCAATCATTATGGACATCAACAAGTGAATTAGAGAAATTAGATCAATTAGATGATTTAAGAGCATGGCCTAATGATGGTTTATTTATTACTGGAAATGTTTTAAATTTACCACGCACTATAACTGAGTTAGTTCTTCAAAATACTGATGTTAGTGGAACTACATTTGATTTACCAAGATTTTTAACACTTATGGGTATATATGGTACTAATACTATTAGTGGTGACACATCAGGATTTCCAAACACTTTAACTAGTACACTAGATTTACAGGGTAATAATACAGTTAGTGGAGATACATCTGATTTACCACGTATGCTGACAAGTTCAACGATGATAATTAGAGGTTTTAATACTATAAGTGGTGATACATCTGATTTACCTTCAGTAAGACAACTAAGAATTGATGGTGATAACACAATAAGTGGAACTGTTTTAAATTTACCAAGGTCACTTATAATCTGTGAAATTGATGGAGATAATACAATAAGTGGTAATATATCTACATTACCACCAAACATAGAGATTGCTCTTATACTTGGTAATAATACAGTTAGTGGTGATATAACAACATTACCATTATCATCAATTGCTATACGCATAGGAGGCTTTAATACTTTAACTGGTGATTTATTTTTATTACCACCACTAATAATTAGTTTTACTGTACAAAATGGTAATAATAACTTTAGTTATTCTTCATCAGGTAGAACTTGGGCTTCTTCCTATACAGGTTTAACTATAGAACCAGCATTTGGTGGTAGTTGGACAGGGTTTAACTCAACAGAAACAGACAATTTGTTAAATGATATTCAACCTAGTTATATTTATGTCCCTTATAGTGACTTTATAATTAAATGTGGTTCAACACCTAAACGAACGTCAGCGAGTGATGTTGCTTACAACGCATTAGTTGCACTTATTGGATCAGGTAATGTAGTTTTAAATTAATAAAATAAAATAAAATAAAATAAAATATATATATTATGTCTTGTACAAATTGCTTTAATGGATGTGCTGAAACTATCTCAGATCAGTGCGTAAAATATACAGGAGTAGATGTTCCTGGTCTTGGTATTACTAATGGTGATACTTTATTGTCTATAGAAGAAACAATATTTAATTATATACAATCTTTTATATTAGGAGAAGAAATATTCCCAACACTAAATCCTTCTATACTTTGTACAATTATTAATAACAACCTTCCTGTATGTTCAGGATGTACAGGAATATCTTTAAATGATATATTAACAGCTATTATTAAATCAGTATGTGATTTAGAAACAGAAGTAGCTAGTATCAATAGTGAATTAGATATATTAAATGCAGATTACACAATTGGATGTTTAACAGGTGTAACAGCTTCTTCAAATACACATGCTATTCTACAAGCAGTAATAACTAATCTTTGTACATTGAATAGTGCTGTATCAACAATTTCAACAAATTTAGTTAATTATCTTTTAATTACTGACTTTAATACTTATGCAGCAAATTATTTAGCAACAGCACCTTCGCAACAATTAATAAGTAACAGAATGGTTCCTTATGCTGCAGTTCCTTATTTTCCTCCTGGAGGATCATTTGCTAATTTTGATGGATCAGGTGCAGGACTAGGTATATGGGATAGAATATTTTTATGTAATGGAGCTAACCCAGGAGTTCCTGATTTAAGAGGAAGAGTTTTAGTAACATCTACTTCTATGTTAGGAAATACTATAACAGATCCTGCAGTTCTACCTGGAGTAAATGGTAATCCAGCATATGCTTTAAGTACAACTCAAGGAGCAAATCAAATTACATTAGGAGTTACACAAATGCCAAGTCATTTTCATCCAAACACTGTTGCTTCTGTAGTTACAGAAGAACCTCATCAACATGATTTACCAGGAGGAGGAAGTGGATCAGGAGGTCCTTCAGCTTATAACAATGGAGTGTTGGCTTCAGGATTAACAACTTTTCCAGCATCAACAAACTTAACTGTTGTTACAACAATAGATAATAAACCTACAGGAGGTAATTTACCTCATTCAAATATTCAACCAGTTTTTGCTTGTTATTATATAATGTATATCCCAGCTTAATATGTGGCCATTCCTACCAAAAAAATGTAATTGTACAGAAACTCCAAATAATCCTGGAACAAGTTGTAATCACTCTGGACTTACAGCTAGTGATTTAATTTATGAGGGTATTGCTGGAGAATGTTCTGGTATTACTCCAGGAATGACAGCTTCTGAAATTTTACAACAATTAAGTTATTTTTTATGTAGTATAGAACTAACTCAATATATATTAGATCTTATACAAGATAACCCAGAAGAATATCCTGAGTTTATAGAACTTGTTAATGGAGTGATAAGTTGTGAGACTATAGATGCATGTGGGCCAGTACCAACTACGACTACCACTACCACTACGGTAGAACCAACCACCACAACTACAACAAGTAGTAGTTCAACCACTACAACAACATCAAGTAGTAGTTCTACAACAACCACTACTACCACTGTGGCAGATGCGTGTGTAACTTATACACTTCAAGCATTGGTAAACAATGCAAGTTGGATTGCTACTACGTGTGCATTTGCTAGAACAGGAGGAATTATACCATTAGCTGGAAATACAGTTGTTACACCTTGTATAATTAATAATACATTAGTATTGACACAAGCTGTTATAGTAAATGAAACAGAGTGTACAACTACCACCACTACTACAGCAGCACCAACCACAACAACAACATCTTCCACTACAGAATTTGTTGGTTGTGCTTCTTATGGTTTAGAAGCTAAGACTGAAGACTCAATACTATTTTTCTACAATGCTTGTTTAGGAAGACCTGATATTCCTATAATAGTTCCAGGAAATACAACTCAGATAGTATGTGCTAATGGTACGCCTACTACAACTGCCCCTTTATATAAAGGTGAAGTATCTTTTGAAGGTACTTGTTAATAATAATTTAAAAATAAATAAAAATGTCTTGTACAAATAATATTAATACAAATTGTGGATGTGAAAACAATCCATGTGGATGTAAAACATCAACAGATGATGTCGTATACCAAGGACCTGCTTTAGATTGTATAGGAGTGGCAAACTGTGACACATTAACTAGTGTGTTTGAATCTATAGATGGCTTTATATGTGGTCCAGGAATGGTTGAAACAATTATTAATAACATTACTAACAATATAAGTTTATATAATCAATTTACAACAATTGTAAATAACACTGTAGATTGTGAAACTGTATGGGGATGTGAAACAACTACAACTACTACTACAGTGGTAGAAGAATGTCATTATTATAATTTACAGGGAGAAGCAAGTCCTGGAATATGGGTTGCAGCTTTATGTAATTCTGGAAAAGATCCAGTTTTTGTTGGAGGAGTATTAAATATTTCACAATCTATAGATACACCTTGTATAATACCTTCTACATTACAAAGGTTTGGTGTATTTATTAAATCAGATAGAGGAATTTGTCCTACTACAACCACTACAACCACAACTCTTCCACTTTAAACCAATATAATATGACAGTATACATAACATTAACTACAGCAGGAACTTCAGCAGGGCCCTTTAACTTATATTCAGATATAGATGGATTTACTTCTGCTTTTGAAACAAACATTAGTAGAGCCACTTTAATTGCTGGATATGCTTCAGCATTAGTTCCTGATTTTACAACAACTATTAGAGTTTTATCATTAGGATTGTCTTGTACTAATTTTATTGATATACCTGTAGTATCACCAACAACCACTACAACCACAACAGTGGCACCAACAACTACCACTACTACTACTATTTAACATTATAAAAAACTTAGTTTTATTGGTTTTACTAAGTTTCTCCTCAAGTTTATTCTTGGGGAGTTTTTGTTTTATAACTAATTTGATTATAAATAGTTACAGCTCTAACTAAAATTATTTGGAATATATAAAAACTATTCTTTATCTTTACGATATTTTTTAACTAACATAAACAAATATGTCTGAAAATCAAAGCTTGTTGTACAGATTAGAAGAATTGTTAACCCAGAAGAAGAGTAAAAAGTTCTACGCAGATAAGTTAGGAATAAGTGAATACGAAGTGAATGAGCTTCTTAAAGAACTCAGAGAGAAAGACGATGATCCAGCAAATGTAAATAAGAATTATACAGAAGAAACTAGAAAGGTAAATGTTGAAAAAGGTACAATAGAAAGTACTGTCACTAGTAACTTTGAACCTAAAGATGATATAGCACTAGCCAAACTACACAAGATAAATCTAGATAAATACATCATTACCAACTACTGGTCTAAGATGTTACCCAATGGAAAGTTTACTTCTTCCATCTTCTCAAAGAGAAAACAACCTAAAGACTATTCTCCTGAAGACTTTGCTAAGTTTTTAGAAAACTACACACCAACCAATATATCAATCATTAAAGCAGATCCTAGTCTAGTAAAAGATCACGTGGATGTAGAAATATCTATAGCTGATTTTCATTTAGCTAAAAAATGTGTAGATGGTGACAATAGTCCTGGGGCACGAGCTTTAAGATATTTTAATGTGGCTCAGTCTTTGATTAATAAAGTGGAAGCTAATTACAATATAAACACTGTTGTACTTCCTATATCAAATGATTTCTTTCATACAGATAACTATCAAAACCAAACTACACAAGGTACACCACAAGACACTATAATGGATTATGCAGAAGAGTATGAATTAGGATTTGCTGTTCTTGTAGATACAATCAATATGTTAAGACAACATTGTAATGATGTTACAGTTGTTCTTGTACAGGGTAACCATGATAGAACTAAATCTTTCTATCTAGCACACGCATTAGATGTGTATTTTAGTAAAGATGCTGATGTAGATTTTATAAGAGAACATTCAGTTATTAAAGCAAAGGTGCTCGGTAATACATTTATTGGATGGCACCATGGTAATTGTAAATTAGATGATCTTCCTTTATTGTTTGCTACACATCCTGAATATAGTTATTTCTTTGGTAATGCTAAATACAGAGAGATACACACAGGAGATAAACACCATTATATGGCTAAAGAAGTCAAAGGTGTAAGAATACAACAAATGCCTAGCTTATCTGGAACAGATAGATGGCACCTAGATAATAACTTTGTACACTCAGTACGTGCAGCATTAGCTCTTGTATATGATCCTATATTAGGCAAGATTGCAGAGTTCGAATGTCGTATATAATGTATTACTTATATAGACATATTAGATTAGATAAGAATGAGATTTTTTATATTGGTATAGGAAAAATTAATAAAAATACTAAATCTTATAGTAAAGATTCTGAAAAATATAGAAGAGCTTATACTACTAAGAATAGAAATAATCACTGGTTAAACATAATAAATTTTACAAACTATGATGTAGAAATTTTATTTGAAAGTGATAATAGAAGTTTTATAATAGAGAAAGAAAAAGAATTTATAAAATTATACGGTAGAAAAGATTTAAATTTAGGAACTTTGTGTAATTTTACAAATGGAGGAGAAGGAAGAGATGGAGTAATACTTTCTAAAGAGACAAAACTTAAACAATCTATTTCTGCTAAAAAAAGAATGATAGGTATTAGAAAAGAACAATGTATTAAAAATTTAGAAAAGAATCATTCTACTAGAGGTAAATTTGGAAAAGATCATCATAGAGCATTTAAAGTTTATCAATATAGTTTAGATAATACATTTATTAAAGTTTGGGATAGTATGTCAGATATTAAGAGAGAGTTAAAATTTGATATATCACATATATCTTCATGTGTTAATAATAAAAAACCAACTGCTTATAAATTCAAATGGTTTAAAGAAAGAATATAAATTATGGCAACATTAAGAAAATTAGTATCAGATGTTAGAAGTGTTCACAAGATACTTTCTACAGATTCATTAATAACAGATAGAGCAATAGCTAGCGAAATAAGAAATAATTCTTTATTGCTTATTAAACGTGAAACCAATCTTAGAAAGCTTTGGGCAACTGATACATTGTTCACTACTATACCATGTCTTGAGATGTGTGAAGTTCCTATTTCTGAATGTTGTAATTATGTTGATGAATGTAGTATTGCAAGAACTAAGTTTAAACTTCCACGTATATCAGAAGGTAATTACCAATATGTTATTCAAGGAGTTTATTCCATTAATGCAATGAGTGGTAAAGGAAAGAAGTTAAAAGAAATATCTGTAAATAGATATATAAACTTACTTAAACTTCCTGTAATTAAAAATGAAACTTATTTTTGGATATCTAACGGATATCTATATGTTACTAACCCTTTGCTACAAGCAATTAGATTTGTAGCTTTCTTTGAAGAAGATGTAGACAATAATATCATGTATCCTGAATGTGGATGTGGAGGTGAATATGCACTTGAAGATATATGTAAAAATCCTTTAGACAAAGAATTTCCTCTTCCTGGATACTTAGAACAACAAGTGTTAGAATTAACATCAAGAAAATTATTATCTACATATTTCCAAATTAAAACAGACATTAGTCAAGAAGGAATAGATGGACAAGCTCCAAACTCAAAACCAACTAATTAATGTCAAGAACAAAAATTGATTGGAGATCTTCTAGTAAAGACAGTTATAATAATTTCTGTAAAAAACATCCAGCTATTACACTTACTTACGATGAATGGAGGAATATATTATACACCTACAATGAAGCATTTAAAGAATATATTTTAGAGACTGGAGAAAAAGCAAGACTTCCTTTTGGATTTGGAGAATTTTCAATTAATAAAAAGAAAAGAAGAAAACTAAAGAATAATATTGATGGTAAAGAGTTTGTTAATCTTCCTATAGATTGGCAAAAGACCAAAGAAAAAGGAAAGGTGATATACAATTTCAACTATCATACAGAAGGTTTCTTTTTTGGATGGATGTGGTTTAAACAATCAGCAAGATTTAAAAACTCTGATCTTTGGTATTTCAAACCTTCTAGACTTACATCAAGACTATTGTCACACTACTTAAAAACCAATGATAAGTATCAACACATTTACAATCAATGGAAATCATAAATTATGAGCTACTATTATAAATACAATTTTATATCCCCTGAACCAGTTTATTCTACAGTTAAAGAAGAGCTTAAGAGCTATTTTGATACAGGAGCAGTGGATGATTTATTATTTCCAACATATTTAGACAAAGCTCTTCAGAAGTTAGGAAGAACAACATATGTTATTAGTGAAACAGTTTTGTTTATTGAAGACTTTCAAGCTAGACTTCCTGATAATTTTTATGCTGTTAGAGAAGCTTGGATGTGTACAGAAATTCCTCAGCTACCATATCAATCAGCTAATTCATTTTATTCACAAGCAGCTAGTTCAACTACTATACAAGTAGCTCCAGTAACTTATGGAGGAGTGGCTTGTACAAATTTAGAATGTACAACAGGATGTCCTGAGTGTATGCCTGAACTAATACAAGCTGTATATAAAACAAATACACAACAAACACGTTCTTATAAACAATCTTATTTACTTAAACCAGGAAACATTTCTGCAAGACAGAATTGTAGTTTAAATTATTCAAGTGATTTAGAAACATATGGTCAAAATGTACCAAGACAAAACTTTACTCCTGGTTCTTCAGGATTAGATTCATTTGACATTAGAGATAACAAGTTTGTTACTAATTTTAGAAATGGAACAGTTCAATTAATATTTTATGCTACAGAGTATGATACTATCGGTAATCAAATGATTCCAGATAACTATCGTATAAGAGAGTATGTAGAAGCATTCATTAAGTTTAAAGTGTTTGAAATGCTTACTAATCAAACTAATGATGAAACATTTAATCAGTTACAGCAAAAGTTAATTTATCATAAGCAAGCTTATGAAGAATCATTTATCATGGCATCTATAGAAATTAAGAAACAAGATGCATATGCTAAGCAGAGAAGAATTAAAAATGATCTAAATAGATTTAATATGTACGAACTTCCAAACAGAACTAATAGAGCTGGTAGAAGACGTAATAATTAATAGTTATGGCAGAAGAACAACAACAAGGGAATATTAAACAAGAGTATAACAATGCTACTGTTGGATTAAATCTAGATCAAACAGCTAATCAAATTAAACCAGGGATGTTAACTTATGCCCTGAATGCTGCTGTGGAAAATTTTGATTCTAATTCTGTTAATTATCAAAACGAACCTGGTAATGAATTATGTGTTACATTCCCAAATAACTTTGTTCTTTTAGGTACACATTTCATACAAGAAAAAAATAAACATATATTCTTTTTAAAGAATCCTGTAACTGAAGAAAGTGAAATAGGATTTATGGATAATAATGATTGTGTATATCAAACATTAGTAAATGCTAATTGTTTAAACTTTGATGTAAACTATCCAATACATAAAGTGGTACATAAAATATCTAACTGCTCAACAGAGATATTTTGGCCAGATAATAATGGAAGAAGATATTTAGATATTGAAAGTATTCCTAGAACTATTGTTTCAAATTATTCAGGATGTGATCCATTGTATTCAAATGAACTAGATTGTAATCAATTAAAATTGCAACCTAATTTTAACATCCCACAATTAGCTATTGTTGATGTAGTGACAGGTGGAAACTTAATTGCTGGTGTATATCAGTTTGCTATACAATATGCTGATTCAGTAGGGAATCCTTACACAGCTTATTATTCAATTACAAATCCTACACCTATTGCTGATCCACGGATAACCACTGTTAATTTTAATTATGCAGTGGGTAAATCTATTGTTGTTAATGTTAGCAACTTAGATGAAACAGGACAGTTTCAATATTTCAATCTTGCTGTAATTAAAACAATAAATGATATATCCACTCCTGAATTAATAGGAACATATTTTATAGATTCTTTAACACAGAACATAACCTACACAGGTCAAATACAAATAGGTTTAAGTATCTCTGATATATTTGAAAAGTTTCCATATTATGAATTAGCAGATGATATAACAGCTGTACAAGACGTTCTTGTGTGGAAAGGACTAACATCTATTGATAGAGTTAATTATCAATCTATAGCGTCTAATATAAACTTACAGTGGGAAACATATAAAATTCCTGCAACAGAAAACTATTCAGATGAATTAAATGCTACTAATCTTAGAGGATACCTACGTGATGAGGTGTATGCATTTGAAATTGTCTTCTTGCTTAAGAATGGAAAACAAACAGATGGTTTTCATATTCCTGGTAGAGCTATATCTTTTTTAGAACAATCGTTACCAAATATTTTAAATAGTAATCCTGATTTTATAGGAGAAGGAACAGAAGCACCATATTGGAGAATTTATAATACAGCTTCAGTTACTGGAACATCACCTTCTATTATTAATATTGGAAATGCTACACCACATGAATATGGTGAATTTGCTTATTGGGAATCAGAAGATGTATATCCTTGTAATGAGGCTATATGGGGTGATTTAGCTAATCAACCAATTAGACATCATAAGTTCCCAGATGTATTAGTATCTCCACATTTTGAATCTGCAATGTTTATATCAGCAGAGGGTATGGTGATGCAGAACGATGCTGTATTTCCTATTGGTGTAAAAATAGATCTTAATCAAGTAAATAGTTTAATTGCTTCTTCAAATCTTACATTAGCTCAAAAAGATAATATAGAAGGATTTAAAATTGTAAGAGGTAACAGAGGAACAAACAAATCTATTGTTGGTAAAGGAATATTAAGAAACGTTGGTGAATACACTAAACAAGAACAAACTTTTTACTTTCCTAATTATCCATATAATGATCTTAATGAAGATCCTTTCTTGATAAAAAATAATAATGCATATGAAACAGCTGCCGAACCTTGGTTAGTAATAAATCCTGATTATGGATATTCTCTACTAAATGGTCCAGGTAAATATAAATACATAGACATTAATACAGGAAAAGAAACTACTAGAAGAATTGCAGTAGGAGAAACGCATGAGTTTCTTTCTGTTTCTAGACCAGTAAGAACTGGAGGTAGAATTTTAATTGGTCCAGGAAACTATGATGTTTATTATGCTACAGCAGAAAATAGCACATCAGGTTTTACAATTAAATGGAATACACCTTTTTCTAGAAACAATAGTTCAGAAAGTAAATCTAATTTTTTAGATCCTACTGCTTTGTTTTTAGGAAGTTTAATTCCTGCTGAAGATTTATACGCATCTGTAACAGTAGACAACGATGTTCAAATTATATGTCCTGATGGAGGACTTCCTCCATCTTGTGGTGCTGAAGTTACTTTTACACTTCCTACTATACAAAATTTAAATGAAGTTACAGGATATATTGACTATGATCAAGTGTTTGTTCCCACTGTAAGTAGAAGATCAACATTAAACCCATTACAACCAGAACAATTATCTGCATTTACAACAGATAGTTCTAGATATAGACAAGTATTTAATTCTCCTGAAACAGCATTTGGACAACCATTCTTAGGTAATGTATTAAAATTAGAAAATGTTATTTTTGGAAAAGGACAAGCACATTTTGTTGCAGTAAGGAATAATGCTAAATATAAACTATTATCTGAAGAAGCGCAAGTTGAAGCTCTTGATAGTTCAAAAAGAATTGGAGATATTACTGATTCTTTTAATGCCACTGCAATGTGGACAGCATATCAAGCTTATTTAACTATTTATGTAAATGGTATAACAAGAAAGAATTATGCTTATTCTTATAATTCAATTATGAATTATGATTATTGGAAATCTATAGATAACAACTTAGGAATTAAACAAAGACAAATTGATTTAACACAATATTTAATTCCAGGAGTACAATCTATAGGAGAAGAGTTTAATATAAATAACTACCAAAGAGAATCTTCTGTCTTTATAAAAACAGTAGAAGAGAGAGAAGGAGTAGTTATACCACCATTACTTTTCCCAAGTGATTCTCCTAATATGATTTCTGGAGGAACAAGTATTGTTACAGATATATCTAGAAGAACTATATCAAGTAGCGATTCTTGTGCAACGCCATTAAGAGATCAAAACATAAGTAGTGTGTGTTATTATGCATCTATGAAAAATAATTTTGTAAATCAATGGGGACAGATATATTCATATGAAACAATTGACACAGGATTTCAAAAAGATATAACTCCTATAACAGGATCATCTTCTGCAACTATATTTGGTGGAGATACGTTTATATCTAGATTTGCATTTAAAACTAAACTTCCTTTTTTCTTTGATAATAGAGTGGGAGCTCCTGATGATAGTGATATATTCTATGATGAGATTGGTAATATAGCCTATCCAAAATACTGGCATTCTGCTAGATCAATTTTAAAAAATTATACACTAAAAGGAAAAGTAATTTCTAATATTATTTCTTATAAAGCACATAATTTTGATTGTCCTAACAGTCAAGATTTTATTGAAAATCCTTTAATAGATCCAGGAACTACTACAACTACAACAACAGTTTTAACAAGTCAAGTGTTAACTAGTACTAGTAGAACTTTTTATGATGGGTATTTCTATTTATTTGCATATGGGATACCTAATTTCTATTGTGAAACAAGTTATAACTTAGATCTTAGACAAGCATTCAATAATAAAGAAGGAGACTTCTGGCCTCACGTAAGTACAGGTATTCCTGATGATTGGGTACAAGAAAGTTATGTAAGTATTGCAAATGATAATACATATACATATAATGTAACATTCTCTAAACAAAATAAAGAAAATACATTTACACATATTCCAAATGATTGGGATAAAGCTTGTTATACAAATTATCCATTTAGAGCTATATATTCAGATGCTCAACAAACAGATGCTGATAATAGAGTGAATAATTGGTTAGTGTACAGAGCTCTTTCGTATTTTGATTTTCCACAGAATTATGGAAATTTAACTTCTTTAGATGGTATTCAGAATAGAGCCATACTTGCTAGATTTGAGAATAAGTCATTGATGTATAACAACCTCCTTACAATTGATACAAGTAACCCACAAGCAGCATACGTAGGTAATCCTAACATGTTTAGTGCTCCTCCAATTGATTTTGCAGAAACAGATCTTGGGTATGTAGGAAGTCAGAATAAGTTCTTATTAAAGATACCACAAGGACAAATTAGTATAGATGCTAAAAGAGGACAAGTGTTTTTGATATCTGGTACAGAAGCTGTAGATCTATCAGCATTTGGTTCTGGGATGAATAGATTCTTTACAGATCATTTAGCATTTGAGATACTTAGATACTACCCCACTGCAGATACAGATAATCATTTTAATGGATTAGGATTACATGGAGTGTATGATAGTAAGTTTGATAGAATTATTTTAACTAAACTAGATTATATCCCTATTGATAAAGATATAAAATATGATGCAGCGTTAAATGAATTTTATATTGAAACTATAACTAATGGAAGTGTATTTAAAACACAAGTTTATCTAACAGATTTAGAATACTTCTGCAATAAGAGTTGGACAATATCATTTAACTTCAATACTAAAACTTGGGTGAGTTTTCATAGTTATCTTCCAAACTTTTATGTAGGAGAAAACAATTTCTTCTATTCTGGTATTAATGGATGTTGTTCAGATGTTGATGGAGATTTTACAGCATTAGTTGGAGATATGAATAGAATTATTCCAACAACTACTTCTACTACCACTTCACCAAAATTAACAACAACCACTACAACAGAAAAACCTAAAGATTGTAATTTAGCAGGAGTAGTTATAG